AGCAGTATGCTACGTCTGTGAGGTATCTGAGTAATGAAGGCAAATATAAAAGTTAATGTTAATAAGTTAGAGGGTGACTTCGAGAGGCTTAACGAAGAGATAGAACAAGAGGTAGAGGATTTCTTACGGGATATAGCTGATACTACTATAGAGTTTTCTAAGCCTTTTGTAGATACAGGAACTTATATAACTTCTTTCTCCTTCGCTACAGGTTCTGGTAGACCTAGAGGTGGATCATCTCACGGTAAACCTAGAAGACAGAACCCTACCTCTAAAGGTAATCAAGGCTTACAACTGTTGTATGGAGATATAGCACAATTAGACCTATCTAACACAACTATGGTAAGTTTAAGAAACGGTTCTGCTCACGCTGAGTTTGTAGAGTATAAACACCAACACGCAGTATTCGAGAGGGTAGGAATTAAGTATGGCTGATGTACATAAAAGCATAAGGTCAGCATTAGAGACACAACTTGCTAATGTATCAGGTAGTCCTCAGATAGCTTACGAGGGCGTTTCTTTTGTACCTACAACTGGCACTAGCTATTTACAGGTACTGTTTGCCCCTGTATCACGTAGACCTGCTGTACGAGGCTTAAATCCTCAACAGAGATACGATGGTCTATTCTCAATCAACTGTTACGCACCAGAAGGTCATGGACCAGCTGTAGCAGACACCCTTGCTAAGAACGTCATTGATGCGTTTGAGGCTACTACTTCTTTAACATCAAATAATATAAACGTATCTATTGACTATGCAGAACGACAACAAGGCTTCTTAGATAGCCCTTGGTATTTTGTCCCTGTTAATATTGGTTGGTACGCATACACATAATTCTATAGGAGAATACAATATGGCCTTTGCACAGGGTTCACGTTCCAGCCTGTCATACATTACTGAAACAACTTTCGGTACGACACCAGCTGGCAACTTCCAAAACTTACCTTTCACTTCCCATTCACTTAACATGACTAAAGACCGTGTTGAAGGTACTGACATCCAAGCTGACCGTATGTCTAGAGTAGACCGTCACGGAAACCGTCAAGTAGCTGGAGACATTACAGGAGACTTACGAGATGGAGATTTCGATGAGTTACTAGAATCAGCTATGCTAAGTTCTTGGTCTACTAACGTACTTAAAGTTGGTACAACACCTAAGTACTTTTCCATAGAGGACTATGCCGCTGACATCGACCAAGCTAGGTTGTTTGCAGGTTGTTCAGTAAATACATTATCTGTATCACTATCACCTAACGCTATGGTAGTAGGTACATTCGGTATAGTCGGTAAGAACATGACTATGAGTGCTACAGAGAAGACACAAGATGCCGCTTCTGGAGCTTCACCCTTTGATGCTTACTCAGGTACTCTACAAATAGGAGGATCAAATTCAGCTATAGTTACAGCTATGGACTTCACACTAACAAACAGTTTTGCTCCTACCTTTGTTGTTGGCGACGATAGCGCACCTGCATTAGAAGTAGGTAACGCTGTAGTAGAAGGTACTATCTCAGCTTACTTTGAGGACGCTTCCCTAATCAATAGATTTGTCAATGAAACAGAAACACCTCTTAAGGTTACTGTAGGTGACAATGCTGGCACACCAAACACTATGGAGTTCTTCTTCCCTAGATGTAAAATAAATAGTGCTGATGTAGGTGTAGATGGTCCTACAAGTAGAATAGTAAATCTAACATTTGTAGCATTACGTGATAGCACAGAAGCTACTAACTTGCGTATTACACGCTCGTAAAGAATACTCTAGCTAGAGTGGGGGGACGTTGGTGTCGGGTCTGACGTTCCCCATTTATTAACCCGAACTCGATAAGGAAACTCGATATGGACTTAAAAGACTTAACACCCAAGAGCGACACAATAGATGTTATATTAGTACACCCAAATACAGGGGAAGAACTTACGAACCCTGATGGTTCTAATATGACTATCTGTATGTATGCTACACACTCTGAAGAGTATAAGAAAGTTATGCACTCTCAGACTAATAAAAGAATTAAAGCCGCTACAAAAAGTAACGACATGACTATGACTTCTGAACAACTTGAGGCTTCTACACTTAGTGTACTAGCAAATACAACAAAGAGTTGGGATATAACTTTTGATGGAGAGAAGCCAGAACTAACAGTTAAGAAAGCTACAGAGATATACGACCAAGTTTTCTGGATTAAGTTACAACTTGAGGGGGCTGTTGCTAACTCATTGGATTTTACCAAAGCCTGACAACTAAACTTGAAGACTATGCAGAACATACGTTTTCTCTAAGTAAGTCAGGTAAGGATGGTATATCCGAAAGAGAACACCTAGAACAAGTAGAAAAGCAGACTGGAATAAGACCAGAAGGGTTAGAGTCTCCTGACTTTCCTATGGTCATTTCCCACGTATGGTCTGCTTTTATAGCCTTGAGTAAAACAAGGAGTATGGGGTTTAGTGGACCTAATCCTATTACATACGAACAAATACTAGCGTGGAAGAAACTAACTAGCACACCTTTAGATGCTAGAGAAGTAGAGACAGTTATGTCTTTAGATGCAATATACATGAGGGTTATAAATGGCTAAGACAATTCAAGTTAGTGTTGATACTAGCGACCTTAAGGTTCTAAATACACACTTAAATAATACCAAGAAGACCATAAAAATGACCGCTAAGTCAGCTAAGACTGACTTTAAACAACTTAAGATGTCTATTGATCCTGTCTATAGAGCAGAAAAGATATTTACTAAACAAGTGTTAGTTGCTCAAAAAGCAGTTGCTACTGGTGCTATAAGTAATAGTGAGTACGCAAGAACCTTTTCTATAATACAGAAGAACGCTCAAGCGTCTGGTATGACTATTAATCAATTTGGTCAAGTAGCTAATGTCAACACTCGTAAGATGAAACGCTTCGGTGCTGTTGGTATGCAACAAGTTGGTTATCAGGTACAGGATTTCGCGGTACAGGTTCAAGGTGGTACAAGTGCTATGGTCGCCCTTGGTCAACAAGGTTCGCAGTTGTTAGGTATCTTTGGTCCATACGGTGCTATAGCAGGTATGATCTTAGCTATCGGTACTGGATTAGCTGGTGCTTTTATGGCGGCTAAGAACGCAGGTGATGATTTAGTTAGTTCTGCAAAACTATTTAAGACAGCTATGGAAGAGTCTAAAGAGGCTGTTAGGGAATTGAAGTTAGAAAACTATATGTTAGCTAACAGTATAAAGAGTGTAGCTGAAGCTAAACTTGTTCAAGCTATCGAGAGTATTAAACAAGATAAAGCTAACAGAAAAGCTGAACTTCAGTTTGAGATACAAAATAGAAAAGATTCTGGCTTAGGTACTTTTGCACAGGAACTAGAACTTCGTAATTTAGGTAAAGGCAACTTTGCTGAGATGGGTCTTAGGTCAATGTTTAATGGTGGTCAGGACCAGAGAATTGCAGACCTTCAAAAGCAACTTGAAAGCGTAAGAGCTTTGTTAAGTGAGAATAAAGATAGAAAAGATGCTGTAAAAGAGTTTGAAGAGTTAGTTCGCCTTGGTAAAAAGACTGCTGAGGTAGTAGGTGAAATATCTACACAAAGACAAAATGCTGAAGAGCTTGTTGGTATGGACGGTAGACAAATACTCATACTAAAACAAGAGCAAGAGTTAAGAGCTAAAGTTGTTGAGCTAAGAGAACTAGGTATAAATGTAGGGCAGAGACAATTTGACCAAGCTATAAGAGACTTGGAAATAATGCACGCGATTAACATAGCTAAGTATGATGAAGTTGAAGCAGAGAAAGCAATAGCAGAAGCTAAGAAAATAGCTGAAGAAGCTGAGAGAAAGAAAATTAAAGCGGCTAAAGAGGCACATGAAGCGGCTAAGTTAGCGGCGGCAGATCTTATAAACTTAAATAAATCTATAGGTAGCTCTATGGAGAACGCTATGATGAGTATGGTTGATGGCACTAAGTCTGTTAAGGATGCCTTCAAGGATATGGCTAGAGAGATCATCAAAGAACTATATCGTATCTATGTCGTTAAGAAGATTACAGGTATGATAACTGGTGCTATAGAAGGTAAGTTCGCTCCAGATGTAGGAGCTACTGCTAACCCACATACACGAGCTAATGGTGGACCAGTTTCAGCTGGGGGTAGATATATCGTTGGTGAACGTGGACCAGAAGTCTTCACTCCTACAATGGGAGGTCACATAACACCTAACTCTGGTGGAGGTGGTGGTGGAACTACTATCGTACAAAACATAAACGTATCGACAGGAGTACAACAAACTGTACGTGCTGAGATACGACAAATGATGCCACAGATTGCAGACAGTGCTAAAGGTGCAGTGCTAGATGCTAAACGACGTGGTGGTAGCTATGGAAGGGCGATGGCATAATGGCTATTTCTTACCCACTTGCTTTACCTACTAACATTGGTATGGCTAGTATTGAACTAAGAGCTAAGAATACAGTTGCTGTATCTATGTCTCCTTTTACTTATAAGCAACAGACACAATCTTATGATGGTGAGATGTGGGAAGCTGACATTAGTTTACCCCCTATGAATAGAGATGATGCAGAGACTTGGATTAGTTTCCTGATGAGCTTAAAGGGTATGTCAGGTACATTCCTACTTAACGACCCATCAGCTAAGACTGTGAGGGGTACTGCAACGTCTGCTGTTATAACGGGTGCTGTAGGTGCTAGTTCTGTAGGTGTAGTTATGACTGGTACACTTAAAGCTGGTGACTACATACAACTAGGTACTGCCGCAGATGCTACTCTACATAAAGTACTACAAGATCAATCTGGAGATGGTACATTAGAGATATGGCCTAAGCTAAGGAAAGCTAGATCAAGTGTATCAGCTAACCTAACTAATTCCGCTGGGGTCTTTAGGTTATCAGCTAATGAGACTTCTTGGTCAGTTAACAACGCAAGTTTCTTTGGTATATCCTTTGGAGCAATGGAGGTAGTAGGATGAGTAGAGCAATACCTTCCTCACTACTGTCTGCTCTTATTAGTGATAATATAGAACCTTACTTCGCTGTAGAGCTTATGTTTGATTCTGGCCCTCTAAGATTGTGGACAGGTTATGGTGATAAAACTATTAACGTACAAGGCAGTAATCAAGTATTTACAGGTACAGGCAGTTTACTTACTATTGGTGACTTAGAAGAAGTAGGAGATCTATCTGCTAAGTCTGTGGATCTAACTTTCACAGGAATACCAGCTTCTATAGTTTCTTTAGCTCTACAAGAGCCTTATCAAAGAAGAGCAATGAGGTTGTACTTAGGTGAGAAGAGTGATTCATCTGTTGTAGAAATATTCTCTGGTAAGATGGATAAAATGAAAATATCTGATCAGTCAGAGTCAAGTACGATTGCTTTGACAGTAGAAAGTAAATTAATAGAACTAGAACGACCTAGTGGGTGGAGATACACAAATGAGAATCATCAATCCCGATATGATGGAGATACTTTCTTTTCCTACGTACAATCAATGCAGGATCAAACATTAATATGGGGAAAACAGAGTTAAATTACTACTTAGATAAAATGATAGGTATACCCTTTGAGTGGGGTGTACACGACTGTTTTACTTTTACTAACGGTGCATTTAGAGCCATGTATGGTGTAGGTTATGCTGATGACTGGGAAGGTTTGTATATGCAAAGTAATGGTGTACACCCTAAAGGTCCAAGAAGTGTGAGAGATGACTTTGGTTTTAACTCTTTAGATGAAGGGTTAACTACTAAACTAACTAGAATTGAGCGACCTGTATTTGGTAGCCTTGTTACAACTAAGAAAGGGTGTCGCTGGATAACTGGTGTCGCACTCGGTATTTCCATTGGCTCTAGGGCTGTCTTCCTTAATAGGGAAGGTCTAATTAGATTAAACATTGAAGATGTAGAAAGTGCTTGGGTATGTCAATAAATAAACACAACACTCCTTTTAACGTATTACGGCATAGAAATGTGCATGAAGTAGCACCTAAAGATCCCGTGACTGCAATAGCAACAGCACTAACTCTAGCAACTGGGGCGGCGGTAGGTGGAGCAGTTTATTATACAATTTATGCTTTAACTTACATTGCCCTAACTATGGTAACGACAGCCTTAATAACTGCTTTAACCCCAAAGCCTGATTTGAACCCTAACAACTCTAATGGTCTACAGGTTAATAATAAGAACGCACTAGCTCCTATGCAATTTGTTTATGGTAAAGCTAGGAAAGGCGGCACAGTTACCTTCCATGAAGTTACTGGGGGTAACAATAAAATTCTACATCAGATAATATCTTTAGCTGGACACGAGATAGATAGTGTAGAGGATGTGTATCTTAATGATTTAGTAGTTAATATATCTAATGGTAATGTTATCTCAGGTAATTTTGCTGATAAGACTAAAATCTATATACACGATGGAAGCCAAACAAGTGCTACAGATGCCTTTGCCAACTCTACAGAAACTCTAGCTTCAACTTTACATGCAGAAACTTCTACTACATCTGATTTCATAGGGAAGGGTATAGCTTATATATACTGTAGGTTTGAGTTCGACTCAACTATCTTTTCTAATGGTGTACCTCAAGTAACTGCTATTGTAAAAGGTAAGAAGGTAGTAACTACAATTAACGGTGTAGCTCAAACACCGACATGGACTGACAATGCCGCTTGGATAATAAGAGATTATATAACTTCTGACTACGGCCTAGAGGATAGTAGTATTGACTATGCTACTTTTGAAGAAGCGGCTTCTATATGCGAAGACACTACAATACTATCTGATAACTCAAAGCAATACACAATTAATGGTATAGTACAAGCAAGTCAAAACTCTGGTATTGTACTACAAGAAATGATGACTTCTCTAGGAGGTACTTTATTCTGGGGTGCTGGAGCTTGGAGACTATTTGCTGGCTCTTTTGTTGCTCCTACTAAAATACTTACACTAGACGACCTTAGAAGTGGTATCTCTCTTGATACTAAGATGTCTATGTCAAATAACTTTAATGCTGTAAGAGGTACATTTATAGATCGTGATCAAGGTTATATTAGTGCTGATTATCCTCAAATTAATTCTAGTGCTTTTCTGGCTGAAGATAATGGTATTGAATCTATATTAGATCTAGCATTACCTTACACTACTAATTCTATAGCGGCTCAGAGACTTGCAAAGCAGATGTTGTTTAGAAACCGTGAACAACTTACCCTAAGTGCAGAGTTTGGATTAAATGCTCTGGATATTGAGGTGGGTGACTTCGTTAAGTTTAGAAACGATAGGTATGGTTGGACTACAGGTAATGAGAAGATCTTTGAGGTTACTGATTGGAAGCTATCTCCTAATGTAGAAAGTGGAGACTTAAGGGTTTCTATGACACTAAGGGAGAGTAGTTCTTCTGCTTTTGGTTTTAATGAAGCGGATGAACAAGATATTATTAGTAACAATACTACACTTCTACCTTACGACGATGTACCTAGCATTGGTGTTACTGTAACTAAAGAATATAGAGAAGTTAATGAAAGTGTTGTTAACGTACTTGTTATAGAAACTACATCAAGTGCTATAGAACGTGTAGAATCAGTTATCGTTAAGTACAAGAAGACAGCAGACACAGATTTTAAGTCTGTAGGTCAAGCTATTCTTGTTAACGAGGGTACTACAGCAGGTAGGTTTGAAGTAGTAGGTATAGATGCACCTCAAGTAAATGAACCAGCTATAAACTATACTATATCAGTTACGCCTGTTAATGCTCTTGGTTATAAGGGTACTACAGTTACAACTACTTTTAATGTAAGTCACGATACTACACCACCTTCTGCACCTACTAATCTAACCCATTTACTATCGGGGGGTACTGCCTTCTTTAATTGGTCGCCAGTTACTGCTCTAGATTTATCACATTATAAACTTTACTATTCGTCAAACTCTTCAGCTAACTTTGGAGATGCTTCTACATTACTAAAAGTAGAGAAGATTGCTAGGCCAGCTACGTCTGTTTCTTTCCCTGCTCTTGCTGGTAAGTTCTTTTTGTCGTCTGTAGATAAAACAGGAAACGAAAGTACTACAGCGGCTTCTTCTGTTATTGCAGGTAGTGAGTTACCAGAACTAGGTCAATCTGATACAGATACAGAAAGCACAAGTTTTAGTGGGTCTAAGACTAACCTTACAGTATCTGGTGGTAAATTGTTTATGACTAGCTTTGCTAATGCAAATTCCACTGGGGTCTACGAATTTGATCACGGAGGAAGTAGTTACTTTGATGTAGGTACATCTCGTACAGTTAGATT